AATGCTTTGTATAACTACAAAGCATTTTTTATTTATATAGTATGGACAAGATGAGATTCGCATTAATCGCACATGATAACAAAAAAGCAGACATGGTAGCTTTTGTTTCTAAAAGACTTGATTTTTTTAATAATGAAGCTGTTGATATTATTACCACAGGAACTACGGGTAAGAAGGTAAAGCATGCCGGAATCAATAGAGTTACCACTGTTCAAAGTGGGCCTTTAGGAGGAGATGCCGAAATAGCTGCAATGGTGGTAAGAGGTGAGGTTACTGGCGTGATATTCATGAGAGATCCCCTGGATAAACATCCACATGATGTAGATATTTCAATGTTAATGAGGTTATGTGACGTCCACGATGTCCCCTTGGCTACTAATTATAAAACGGCTAGCATCTTAATTAAATGGTATCGTTCTAAATATAAAATATAAACAATTTTTAATTTAACAGTATAATAAACAATATGGATAACATTATCTTCAGGCCCGGAAATTATAAAACATGGTCAATTAAAGCGATAGAGAAAATCGAAGCTGTCATTGATTCATGTGTCACCGTCGATCATCTAGATTCTGCTAAAAAATTAGTTGATCAGTTTTCTATTATTACTGCGCTTGAACAGGATGATGAAAAATCTATTGAAATAATTATTCACCAATTGTGGCTTAGAATTAAGTTACAAGAAAATAAAATAAATGGATCAAAATAAAGGTAAAATAGGATTTACAGCAGGGAATTTCGATCTTCTCCATCCTGGGTATATTTACACATTTGAAACAGCAAAAGAACACTGTGATTACTTTATGGTATTTCTACAAAGAGATCCGTCAGAAACAAGGTATACTAAATATAAGCCAGTAATTCCTCTTTATGAAAGATATAAAACTTTAATGGCAATCAAATACGTAGACGAGGTGGTTACGTATCAAACAGAAGAAGACCTTTTAAACTTAATCGAGTTTTATAAACCAGATGTTAGAATTTTAGGAGATGATTACATCGGTAAAAGATTCACCGGAGATCACATGCCAATCGAGGTTATTTATACAACCAGGTCTCACAATTGGTCAACAACCAGAATTAAAGACCTTATCACTAAACAGACTATTCTACAGAATCCTTCAATCATAGAAGAAAATGTAAAATCCGTAACAGCTGAAGAAGCTGCTTCAATAATTAATAAAAAGAAATGAGAATAATTGTAACCGGAGGATTTGGATTTATAGGATCTGAATTCGTTAACACAATCGGAAGAAAAAACCCAACAGCAGAAATCGTCGTAGTAGATAAAATGACATACGCCGCTGATCCTAATAATATTAAAACTAAAGTTACTCTAATACAAAAAGATATTTGTGACGTAACAATAGAAGACCTTGGAGAATATGATTATCTAGTTCACTTTGCAGCAGAAAGCCATGTAGATAATTCTATTGCAAACGGAAGACCTTTTGTTAGAACAAACGTAGAAGGAACTTTTAATTTATTAGAATGTGCAAGACAAAATAAAAACCTTAAGAAATTTATTCATATCTCAACTGATGAAGTTTACGGAGATATGGACGATATCAGTAAAGACGTAACCGCTGACGAGCAGTTTCCTTTAGTTGCATCCTCCTATTATTCCGCAACTAAAGCGTCTTCTGATATGTTAGTTTTATCTGCACATAGAACATTTGATTTACCATATATTATTACAAGAACATGTAATAACTATGGTGCCCATCAACATAAAGAAAAATTTATCCCAACCATTATGAGATCCATTAAAGAAGGAAAGAAAATTCCAGTATATGGAGATGGAAAGCAGGTTAGAGAATGGATGGACGTAACAGACAATACGCTAGTTATTTATAACTTAATGATGTCAGATAGAATTAACGAAGTATTTAATATTGGTTCTGAAGAGAGATACACTAATTTAGAGGTTATTGAAATGATCGGAAAAATTATGGGTAGAACTCCAGAATATGAATTCGTACCAGATAGACTGGGACACGATAGAAGATACGCGCTTAATAGCTCAAAGGTAAATGCTATTTTAGGAGAAATGATTCCCCTTTCCTTTGAAGAATTTTTAAAAGAAGAAACTATTAAATTATTAGAAACTCAATTATGAATGCAAAATTAATCGAAATGTTAAGAGCAGACGCTCTAGCACAAAAAGCAAAAGCACTTTTAACTTTAGACCTTTTAGGTAATAAAGGATCAGGTATTGGAGACCACTCCACTAAAGACTTTTATGAAAATGCAGATGAGGCATTAACTATGTTAGTCGATGCAGATGATAAATTAGAAGCTTTAGATAAGTATTTTCCACAAGACGTATAAAAATGCACTTTTTTTGAAAAAAAACAGCCCGGGATTTTTTTATCTCGGGTTTTTTTGTTATATTTATAGAGTAATAATTAATTAAAGATATGCCTTACATAACAAAAGAACAAGTTTCAGAAAAAAGAAAGCAACTTAAAAAAGCCCTGCCACAGTATAAATTATCTATTACCACTGAACATTACAGTGGAATCAAGGTCGCAATTATGAATGGACCAACTGACTTTGGCACTGGATATACACAACTAAGTCCTTATAGAAATTATAGAGAAGAAAGATACAACTCAGATACGGGAGAATGGGAAAGCCAACCCGTAATTGCAGATGTAATGGAGGTTATTATGCCTATTCTAAACGAAGGAATGGGAGAAGGATTTGAAGACAGTGATTATGGTCACGTTCCTGACTATTACACATGGGTTCAAATAGGTAAGTGGGATAAAAATTACGAAGTAAAAATAAAATAAGAATGAAAGATATTCTAGAAATTGTAAAATTAAAATTAGAATTAGAAGAAAAAGTAAAGAAAGCTTTTGGGCAAAATAATGCCAACGTCATGGGAGCGATCACTGAAGAAGTCATAACAAGGTGGTTAACAAAAACAAAAGAAACACAATATCTTTGTATAGGAGGAAATCAAAAAGGATATGATGTCACCTGTGAAAAATTTAAAGATACGTACGAAGTTAAACATACCAATACAACCGTTTCTGCGTATCATTATGGAAACTTAGAAAGTAAAGATGCCAAACATATCGTGTTTGTTAAATGGGAATATGGTTCTAATTTAAATGCAGAATACGCATATATATTTCCAAATAAGGTTGTTAAAGAAAATTTAAATAAGAGAGGTAAATTCACAATGTCTAATTTACATAAAACATCTCATCTCGCAGAAGACATTACAACCAGCCTAAATAATTTTATATCTAATTAAAATGAATAAAGAAATAATTTTAAAAATCATAGAAATTTCGTTAGAAGAAATTAAGTTTTCTGATCCTGATCACGAAACACAGTTTGCATACAATGAAGGAGCAGAAGACGTTGCTATAAAGATAGAAGAAAAATTAGAAGAACTATCCGTAAACAAAACACATATATAGAGTATAATAACTAAACACATTCTTATGAAAAGTATTCTAGAAGAAGCAAATGAAATTGTAAATAACAGGAGTGAAGAAGCGGACCGTAATTATGGTCCTTTTTCAGAAGGCATGGACAGAGCAGCTTTAATCTTTAAGGGTATGACAGGCCATGACGTAACAGGCGCAGATATGTTTAAGGCACTAGTTGCACTTAAATTTTCAAGAGAAAGTTACAATCATAAGAGAGACAATCTCTTAGATGCGGTTGCATATATTCAAGGTTTAGATAACTATGTAAATAATAAATAATATGAAAGTTCAGGTAAGAAGAACAGAGTATCGTTACATTGCAGAGGCAACTCCAATTGTAACTTTAGAAACTGAAAAATTTCCAAATTTTAAAGGAACGACTGAAGAAGAGTTTGTAGAATATCTCGCAGAGAACTATTGGGATTTAGAAGGAATGGATGAACTTGTAGGTTCAGATATTGGAGTAACTGACGAAGAAACGCACGAAGCCCTGGCAGATTTAGTATATTCAGAAATGGACATATATTCTGACTCTTCTGAAAAAGGATATGAAGGAGAAATACAGATAGGAGAAGAAGATGAATCTTGGAGAAAGCATGGAGGATTTAATATAAAACACGGATCACAAATATGAAAATAGCACTAGTATTAGCAAAAGGAGTCGAAGGCTGTGGACTCACAAGACACACAATCGAATTTTATAATTGGCTTATTAAAGAAGGTCATGATGCAACCATTTATGCAGCTATCGAAAAAAGATGGCCTCGTCACAAAATGACAGACATCGTAGCAACCGAATTCAAAAGAAAAGATATCCCTAATATCGCAAAAGAACTTGAAAAAAATGATGTAGTTTATTACACATCATATCCACACAAATCAGTTGGAGATGAGTTTAACGAAGACTTTATCGAACACTGTATTTATGGTCTTGAAAATCCTATTAAAATAGGAAATTGCCTTGACCACAATACTGCAAATCTCGCAAAGAATTATAAATATTGGGAGATTATGAAATCTATGGATGCAATGTTTAATTATTCAGCAAGATCTAATTTTGCAAATAAATTAA